AAGCGGCGTTTAACTGGCTTCGTAACAATGGACTAGGAGATATTATTAAGAACGAGATCTCGGTGTCTTTTGGTCGTAACGAAGATAACAAGGCAGCGTCCTACGCTGAACTTGCGAAGGGTCACGGGTTCCAACCGACACAAAAGATGAAGGTAGAGCCCATGACTCTGAAAGCGTTAGTCCGTGAGCGTATTGAGGCAGGGAAAGAAATGCCAACGGAAATTTTTGGAGTGTTCTCTGAAAATAAAACTACAATAAAAAGGAACAAGTAACATGAACCAAGTAGCAACAAAAAAAGAAGGAGCGTTAGCGACAAATTTATTTGAAGCTGATGCACAACAAGGTGCTCAAAATATATCGCAGGAAGATCTTGCGTTACCTTTCTTAAAAATTTTGGGACAACTATCACCAGAAGTAAACAAACGTGATGGTAAATATGTCGATGGCGCAGAGCCAGGCAAAATCATAAACACTGTAACCAATCAATTGTATGACAGTATAAATGTTGTACCATGTCATTACAAAAGACAATACATTGAATGGCAAGACAGAGGTACCAGCAGTGGTGCACCTGTTGCAATTCACGAGGCAGATAGTGATATCATTAGTCAAACAACTAGAGGTAAAGATTATAAAGATAGATTACCAAACGGTAACTATTTAGATAATACTGCTAATCACTTTGTGCTTGTTGTTGGTGATAACCCAGAGACAGCTTTGATTTCTATGAAATCTACTCAATTAAAAGTTAGTAGAAAATGGAACTCAATGATGATGGGTTTAAAAATGCAGGGTAAAAATGGTTTATTTACACCGCCTACATACAGCCACATTTATAAACTATCAACCGTTCAGATGTCTAACGACAAAGGAACATGGTTTGGTTGGGATGTGTCTAAAGTTGGTCCTGTCGAAGATAAGGGAGTCTATGACATGGCTAAATCTTTTGCAACAAGTGTAGGTAAGGGTGAGATCCAAGCTAAACCTGAAGCTCAAGAAGAAACTAAAAAAACATCTTCAAACTACTAGAATCCTAGGTGGTGGGCGTCTAAGCGAGAGTGGATACGCCCACTTTTAAAACATGATAGAAGATAGAATAGAAAGATTTAGAAATATATTTGAGGGTTTAGACCGAGCACATGGTGTCACTATTGTAGGTGAGTCGAACGGTAGTGGTCAAAAAATCAAAGGTAAATCATTTGTAAAAAGAGAAATGGTTACACCAGAGTTATGGTTAAAACATTTACAAGGTACAGAAAATTTAGGTATTATACCAATTAATGATGACAACGAGTGCAAATGGGGTTGTATTGATATAGACTTCTATGCAGAATTTGATCACAAAAAATTAATTAACAAAATAAAAATTTTAAATTTACCACTTATTGTATGTAGATCTAAATCCGGTGGAGCACATGTATTTTTATTCTCATTAAATTATGTGTCTGCTGGTGTGATGCAGGACAAATTAAATCAAATAAGATCTGTATTAGGTTATGGCGGATCAGAAGTTTTTCCAAAACAAAGAGAATTAAAATCGAAAGATGATACAGGAAATTTTTTAAATTTACCATACTTTAATGGTGATGATACAGTAAGATATGCCTTTGATGATGAGGGTGAAGCTGCTAGTCTAGAAGGTTTTTATAAATTATATGAAACAAAAGTTGTTACTGCAGATATTGTAGAAAGTTTAAAAATAAAAAGACCTGAGACTCCATACTCAGATGGTCCACCATGTATAGAATTAATGGCACAAAATAAAGTTGGTGAGGGTGGACGTAACAATGCATTATTTCATTATGGTGTATATGCAAAATCTAAATGGCCAGAAAACTGGAAATCTAAATTAGTTGTTTTTAATGAAACTGCAATGCAATCACCTTTAACGGATGCAGAAGTTGACATAGTGAAAAAACAACACGACAAAAAAGATTGGGGTTATAAGTGTAATGATCAACCAATGTGTAGTTTGTGTGATAAAAAGCTATGTAAGTCTAGAAAGTTTGGAATTGGACAAGAGCCAATATTTCCAAGTCTTACAGATTTGCAAGTTGTAAACTTAGAAGAGCCATACTATTACATGAACGTTGATGGAGATAGATTATATTTAGACTCTGCAAAACATTTAGCCAATCAAACATTATTTCAAGAAGAATGTATTAAACAATTAAGAATAAATCCTCCAACATTAAAAACAGGTGATTGGAAAAAGATGACAACTGTATTATTAAGTAATGCAGAAATTACAGAGCCCGCTGAGGGGACTGGTACAAAAGATATATTAAAAAACTATCTTGAAGATTATTGTGTAAACAGAATACAGAAAGACGACTTTGAAGATTTAAAAAATGGTGGAACGTATACAAAAGAAGGATTTCACTATTTTGTATTTGATAATTTTTTTCATAATTATTTGTCTAGAAAACATTGGAAAGTGCCCTATCAAAGAACATCTCAAATGTTAAAAGACTATTTTAATTGTACAACTAAACGTGTTGGTAAACACAAACTATCCGTATTTGTCATAACTAGATTTGACAAAAGACCAGAAACATACAAATCAAAAACTTTTAGGAGCACTAACTATTAATGAGAAAAATTATTTATGGACCACCTGGCACAGGTAAAACTTGGACTTTATTAAATGAAGTAGAAAAATATTTAAAAGAAACACCACCAAATAAAATTGGATATTTTACATTTAGTAAAAACGCAGCTAGAGAAGGAAAAGAAAGGGCAATGAATAAGTTTAAATTATCGGATGATGACCTACCTCATTTTCAAACACTGCATTCATTTTGTTATAATCAAATAGAATTAAATACTAACCAGGTCATGAAATCAAAACACTATAAAGAATTTGGCGAAATAGTCGACATAGAAAAAGAAGAAATAGTTCAAGACAATGATCAAAATGGTGTTTTTCATTCTAAAAATCCCTACATGCAATTAATAAATGTTGCCAGATCAAAAGATATGGACCCCATTGAATACTACCACATTGGTGCTGATCAAAAATTATCATTAAATAAACTACAAATAATTTATAAAGAATTAAAAAAATTTAAAAAAGAGAAAGGTTTGGTTGACTTTCATGACATGTTGGAGAGATTTTTAAATGGTCATCCTGAAACAGGAGATCAATACAAATCACCTAATTTAAGAGTTGCTTTTATTGATGAGGCACAAGATTTAAGTTGGTTGCAATGGAAACTTGTTTATAAAATAGAAGAGTCATCAACAGAATCTGTAATCGCAGGAGATGATGATCAAGCCATATACAGATGGAATGGTGCACATGTAAACACATTTATAAATTTAGAGGGTGAAAGAAAAATACTAGAGCAATCAAGAAGGGTTCCAAGAAAACCTTTTGAACTTGCAAACAAAATTATTAGTCAAGTTAAAGATAGAGTTGAAAAAAAATATTATCCGAAAGATCAAGAAGGAAGTGTGCATCGTTGTCAAAATCTATACGAGATTGATTTTACAAAAGGTAGATGGTTAGTATTGGCCACAGCAAACTATATGTTAGAGGAAATAGGTATAATACTAGATGAAAAGGGTTTGTATTGGCAAAGAAGAAATGCAACACCGAGAGTAAGAAATATTTATGATATTATACAAAAATGGGAAGAATTAAAAAAAGGTGTGCCTTTACATTACAATGATTGTAAAAAAATTAAATCTAAAATGGATAATAATAATTGGGATACAAAATTTTTTAAAGCCATGTCAAAAGATAAATTTTATGACATTGATATTTTAAAAGAAAAATTTGGTTTAAATATAGAGGACAGTTGGGAGATTGCACTTAATGAATTATTTGAGGAGGATATTAAAAAAATAAATAAATTAATTAATGCGGGGGAGGATTTATCTAAGGCACCAAGAATAAGTTTATCTACAATACATGGTGTTAAGGGTAATGAAAGAGAAAACGTAGTAGTACACACAGAATTATCTGGATCAGCTTTTGAAGAATATCAAATTAATCCAGATGACACACATAGATTGTTTTATGTTGCATGCACAAGAACAGAGGACAGTTTATATATTATAGAACCAAAAACAAAGAAGGCGTATGACATCTAAAGATCTATTTAAAGGAACAACATACAATTCATTAGAAGAGCAGGTAGGCGGGAAGCACTACCGGTCAATGAAAATTCAACCCGCAGAGTTTATTAATGAAAATAAACTCTTGTTTGCGGAGGGGAATGCTATAAAGTACATTTGCAGGCATTCTGTAAAAGGAAAAGAAGAAGATATTAAGAAAGCAATACACTATTTAGAAATGATATTGGAGAGAGACTATTCGTGAAACAAATTTTTAAACCACAAACAGAGTGGCTACCACCAGAATCTTTTCCAGACCTATCAAAGCATGATGAAATTGCAATTGACCTGGAGACGAAAGATACTGAATTAAAAACAAAAGGATCTGGCTCAGTTACAGGAGATGCTCACATTGTTGGAATAGCCGTAGCAGTCGAGGGTTGGTGTGGATATTATCCTATACGTCATGAAGGTGGTGGTAATATGGACATTAGAATGGTTCTAAAGTGGTTTCAAGATGTTTTAAATACACCAGCTACAAAGATATTTCATAATGCCATGTATGATGTATGTTTTATTAAAGCTGCAGGTCTTAATATTAATGGAAAGATCGTAGATACCATGATTGCTGGCTCTCTCGTAGACGAGAATCGCTTTTATTATGATTTAGGTAGTATGGGTCGTGATTATCTCGGATCAGGTAAAAGTGAGGCTATATTAAAGGATACAGCTAAAGAATGGGGTATAGATGCTAAGTCTGAAATGTACAAATTACCTGCAATGTATGTAGGTGAGTATGCAGAACAAGATGCATCTTTAACTTTAAAACTTTGGCAAGAGATGAAGAAGTTAATGAGAGTTGAAGAGGTTGAATCTATTTTTGATGTAGAGACAGAATTATTTCCTTGCCTCGTTGATATGCGTTTTTTAGGTGTACGCGTAGATGTTCAAGAAGCTCACAAATTAAAAAATAAATTAGTTGGAGAAGAAAAGCAGTGCTTGCTAGAAATAAAAAAAGAAACAGGAGTAGACGCTCAAATATGGGCAGCAAGATCGATTGAAAAAGTTTTTCAAAAATTAAAATTACCTTTTGACAGAACTGAAAAAACTGATGCACCATCTTTTACTAAAAATTTTTTACAGAATCATCCACATCCTGTGGTTAAACAAATTGCACTTGCCAGAGAAATAAATAAGGCACACACAACGTTTATTGATACCATAATTAAGTATGAACATAAAGGTCGAATACACGCTGAAATAAATCAAATTAGATCGGATAGAGGTGGTACAGTGACCGGAAGATTTAGTTATTCTAATCCAAACTTACAACAAATACCTGCACGTAACAAGGAACTTGGACCACGGATCAGATCATTGTTTATACCAGAAGATGATTGCACCTGGGGTTGCTTTGACTACTCACAACAAGAACCAAGACTTGTAGTGCATTTTGCAAAACTAGATGGTTTTAAAAGTGTTCATGAAGTAGTGGAAGAGTATAAGAATAAAGATCCAGATTTTCACCAGGTTGTAGCGGATATGGCTAATATACCAAGATCACAAGCCAAGACAATCAATCTTGGCTTGTTTTATGGCATGGGTAAAAATAAATTACAGGCAGAGCTAGGTGTGTCTAAAGAAGACGCAGAAGAATTATTTAACAACTATCATGACAAAGTTCCATTCGTAAAATCTTTGATTGAAAGTGCCATGCATAATGCGCAGGAAAATGGTAGAGTAAGAACATTGTTGGGTAGAGCTTGTCGTTTTCATCTTTGGGAACCAAATCAATTTGGTATACATAAACCTTTACCAGAAGAACAAGCAAAGGCAGAGTATGGTAAAAATAGAATTAGAAGAGCTTTTACATACAAAGCTTTGAATAGATTGATACAAGGATCTGCAGCAGATATGACAAAACAGGCTATGGTTAATTTATATAAGGAAGGTATTACACCACATATACAAGTGCATGACGAACTTGATATATCTATAGAATCTAAAGAACAGTCAGATAAAATAATTAAAATTATGAAAGAAGCTGTGACTTTAGAAGTGCCTAACAAAGTGGACTATGAATCTGGACCAAATTGGGGTACAATAGAATGAGGATTTATGGCTTATTTAAATGGAAACATACCTGTGGAATACGCACAAATTAGGAGAGAGTATTTATATGACCTTAAAAAACATCATGGAGAAGTTGAAGACTGCATTATCTTTGGCGTTACCTGTATTACTGGGCGTGCTTTATTATTTCATGCAATCATGGAAAACGGTGCAATCTTTTACAGACTCCCTATTACGGCGTTTATTCAACGTGGATTCAAAAGCACTGACGTCCCAAGGAGACGACTTGATGAGCTTCAGCTCTGGAACTGTTTTAGTTATTATCCTGCTATTACTAGTTGGGATATCTTAGAAGCACAATCAGGAAAATACATCGGTAAAGATAAAAAATGGCACTGGGGTCGTTATTTATTTACTGTTGACTTTGCACATCCAGAGCCTAATATACTGGATACTGATCATTCTGAGATCC